CCCCCTTCCACGACCATCCCGTACAAGCCGAGGTCGGAGCCTGGTCTGTAGCACTGCCCGTCACGTACACACGGGCTGTTATCACGTTTGGTTCACTCGACGAGTAGTTCGGAGTGTACACACCCGTGTCGGGGGTATAGATCTGAGTCTCGCCCTTAGAGCATTGTGTGAAACACTGCACGGCCTTGCCGTCATTGAGGTCAACGATAGTAATCTGACCATTAGCTAATACTTTTGCCATAATCGTTTGTTTGTTTTTATATTATTATATGTTACTATTAATAGTCTCTGTATCTGATACACACACACTACATCCGAATTGTGCTTGTCTGTCTACGTCGTCACGTGTGATAAGACAGTTCCGGCCAATCCCCTCATGCAGCTTATTCCATACAGCATCATCTTCGGCATCAGCCGATTGTCGCCACCACGACCATGAGCTGTTGCTCACGGTGTCGCTTATGTCCTCGCCATTGCGTAGCAGCGTTGCCTTCAGCGTCATTTCGCCCGAACCGTTAATCATCACCGTGCCCGTATCGCTCGTTATCATTATCTGATAAGCCACACCGTCCTCGCCCTTCTCGCCCTTCTGCGCACTCATCACAAGCTGCCAGTCAGCGCTCCCGGCCATAGGCTCACTCGTGCTGCCCTCGGCGTTGGTACACAGCCACACGCCGTTGCCGTGGCTTACCTGGTCATAATAGGCGTAGCTCACGCCCTTCTGCCACTCGCCTCTGTAGTTCACCATGTGCATAGCATCACCGCTCGGAGATATCCACTCGATAGAGGAACTGACTATCTTAGAGCCGTCTGGCGAAAACACGAATACCTCCTTGCCCTCGTGGGTATATGAGTTTACGCCTCGCAGTCCTACTATGCGAGGTGTACCATTGCCTGTACTCTCAAGCATCAGGACACCTTGGCGTGTTGCATCCTCTCTGGCGCCATCGAGCACGATGGTGTCGCCAGCTGTTGGCGTGTCGCTGCCCGCCATGCAGTCGGTTGCCGACAATATCACCCAGTCAAACAGTCTTCCACCATACAGCACCGTACCGTCTGCAGCCGTGATGGTCACAGGCAGAGAACTCACCTCAGCGACCAGTCGCCAGTAGCTCTTATTGCTCACGCCCTCGTGTTTCCCTTCGAGGATATTGAAGCTCTGGCAACGTGCCTGATCCTTCACGCGCCATAGGTTTTGTGTCGCCGTACTGCCATCATCGGCAAGGAGATAACACTTCCAGCCAGTCACAGCACCCGATGCAGAGCGTTGCTCTTCGACGTGCACTATCTTACTGCCTGCGCCCGATAGATACACGTTTCCTCCTGCATAACTCAGCTTGCGTATCTCGAGTTCATGGAACAAAGCCTTGCCCAAGACTTCCAAATCCTGCACCGTTACCTTGCCTGTAGCCAAGAGGTCACCTAAGCACTTAAGACCTTTATTGAATGTGATAAGCCCGTCTGCCGTGTCATCATGTTCTCGAGATAGGCAACGTTTTCCTGACTCTTCTATGAAATGGAGCAACTCAAGCAATGCTTGGCCTATGCGCTCAGCAGTGTTGGCAGCCTTGCGACGCTCGTCACGAATCTGCTCCAAGTCTTGCTGAATTTTTTGTTTTTCTAAATCTGCCATTTTTGATGCAAAGATAATATGTGATGTATATAATTATGAGTCAAAGGTTGCGAGCTGCGCCTATGCCCTTGAATATCTCTGTCAATGCTGAAGCCATGAGTCCATTGTATGTCTCGCCATAGAAATCAGCCTCATGCTCATTGAGCTTCATGACAGAGGCATAGTATTTAGCCGAGAACCAGTCACGTCTGCCTTTTGGCACGCCACCAGCGACACGACCGCCCCAGGCAGGACCCACTTTTTTGGGTTTATCCAACTCCCTCTCTGCTCGATACTGCTTGTTGAGGAAGTCAAGGTCGCCATCATTGGCACGCATGACTTTTTCTCCGCCCTGCGCTTCTGTCCACTTTTTCCAGACGTGTGCAGGTCCAACTCCTGCAGCCACATAGATACCATATTGCAAAAACGTATGTTCGATGGTGGTCACTGTGCCTTGCTCAAGGTGGCCCTTGATGGACGCATAGAGCGCGCCTGTATCTATTGTGCGCAAGCGCTCCATGCGCTCGCGCCAATAGTCAGCCATATTTTCCGTCCACCCCTTCTCGTATTTGAGGAGTTCGTCTATTACTTCTGCCATAAGCTCTCATCATATTGTAAGTCGGTAGGCTCGTCAGATGTCAGCATGAAGTAAAGGCCTGTGCATCCGTTCATCGAGTAGCGCCCTAATTCTGTCGAATAGACCTGATTGAGATTGAGATACTCCAGCTGGTCACCGAACTTCTGATACTCCTTGTCATGCAGAAGACGACTGAGGAACTGCCGGAAGATATATCTGCAGATATTCAGTTTCTCCTCCCGGTCTGCCATGTCATCACGCCTGTATGAAGCGAGAATCCAGACCGTGAACACGTTGCGGTCGAAGAAGCCATCGCCCACAGAGTGGGTATTGGAGTCAACGGTATCAGAGACCATCACGAAGTTGGATGCTGTGCGAAACTGCTGCAGCACTCCCTGAACGGTATCTGGTCCGCTGCATGTCGTCGCGACAAAATTATGCAGTCGGCAGGTGTTGTTCTCCTCTGTCAACTGTTTGAAATATCCGATAGCATCGAACTGTTTTTCTGTCATAAGCTTTTCATTTTTTCATTGTATTCCTCAGCCTCCCGCGCCTTCTCATCCAACTCTGTCAGGGCTGCCCAGCAGTCGGTCTCAAAGACAGCCTGCTGCTTGGTGATGTCGCCATCGGTGAGTGCTCTGACCTGCGCACGTATGCCCATGGTGATATCCTCCATGGTCGGCTCTTCTCCCTCCTTCGTATTTTTGAAGAAGTGAGGGAAGTTGACAGCAGCCACTTGCTTGAAATCTGAGTACCATAAAAAAGTTCCGAGTAACTCCTCTGCGGTGAAATTCACTGAGTCATCACGCTTGCCATCCTCATCCCTGTACAGAAGATATCCTAACTGCTGAAGGAACTTGTCCTCCTTATGCATGAGGTACAGCTGATAATATTTCTCAGCGAAGAGGTAATCCTGGAATGTTATCTTGCGGATGGAAGTGACGGCTTTTAAGCCAGATATGGCCTGCAAAGGCTGAAAATTATCGAATCCATCGATAAAATCGAATTGTGAGAGCAAAGATAGGACTATCTCTGTCTCCAGATAAATCACTTTGCGCTTTGGTCTTGACTTGCCATCCACCCGGCACAGGACGGAACACTTCCATCCTGTGCGGGTATGCTTGATGATCTCAATGCCAGCCAGTCGGCAGAACAGGTATGTCTTGACCGTCAATGGCTCCTGAAATCTGGTCAGCAGGAAAAGCGTATAGCGAAGCTCATCCTGCGACAACTCACGCCATGACTTTGGCGCTGTGATGTTAAGATTGATCTGCCCGTCATGCATTGAATAGGAAGGCAGGTGCTGATTTTTTGTTTTCATAAGGCTTGAAATGATTGCTTTCATACTCTGATGATTGCTGATAGAGTGCGAATGTCTCTGCATCTCCGTCAAGAACCATCTGAATCCTGTCAAGCGTCTGCTTCATGTCATTTGGCTTGAAACAGCTCGGATTGCTGTAGTCAACGAGATATTTGCGAATCAGACAGACCGCTTTCTGCTCCGGCTCTGTCCAAGACTCGCCTCTGCGGTATTTATCGAGCAGCGCGTCCATCTGCTCGTTAGAGAAGCGACGACGCAGGATATCATCTGCAAGACGCATGTTCTGGCGGGCAGTATCCCAGTCTGCTGAGTTGAGCTTGGTGAGTGAGGCTTCTTGCATGTAGTCATTGTACCCCCATACAAGGCATGGGATGCAGAGCTTTGCCTGCATGGTTAATCCCCAGCCCTCGGTATTCTCAACGAGTACGAACACAACCTCTTCTTCAGCTGCCAACTTGGCCTGCTTCACCTGCTCGATGAGATTTTCCACTCTCACGGTCGAAGCTGGAGAGACCTCACCATTGCTCACGACACCGAAACCTGTAGGAGTGAGCACAAGATCAAGGTGGCGGACCACCGTAATAAATGTCTCAAGACAGACCCATCTCTTGAGTAATGGCTGAAAATCCTCATTTTCATCGAAGAATTCAGCACCTATATCACCGAGACAAAAACGCTTGATGCGGTTATATGTAGTAGAGAAATGAGGTTTCACCAAGTTGAAGACCTCTGGATTGGATGACGTTGCCACCAAGATGGCATCGTCAAAATCCTGTTTGTTGATTTCAATCTTCATTGTTATTGCCGTTATTTTTAACTGATGATTGTTGCATGTCCTTATTCTTATCGAGTGTGGTAAGTTCTATCATCGGCACGTCGACGGTGATGCCACGCTCGCTCCAACCATTGTAATGTAAGATGACATGGTATGGCTTGACCATGATGTCGTGACAAGGCTTCTCGAGCGACTGCTTCAGGATGAAGAGCTCGCGCTTGTCGGAACCCGAGTTGTTCATCTGACTCTTGCCCGGTGTTGCACCCACCAAGTTGGGATGCACGCCAAGTGAGAAACAGAGCGCATTGGAAGCCTCCGACATATCATCAGCCCAGTCGCCACCCTCCTTCTTTCCACTCTCGTTGAGGTTGATGATGCGCACCATGCGCTGCTCCTTGCCGTTAGGGTCGAAGTAATATCCTGTGATGAGTGCCTTGCCTGCATTCTCCGTGCCGCACACGAAGTCGATGATGGACTGCTTCTCCTCATCGATGCGCTGCTTGCGCTTCTGAGGTTCGATGATGCCCTCCTCGTTGCAGAGGTTCATCCAGTAGTCCTTGTGTATCTCTATCTGAATGCGAGGTGCAGAGGTGTTCTTGATCATGTAGCGCTTGCCAATGCCGATGAGCCGATAGATGTCGTACCATGCATCGTCGAACATGGAGGCATAATAAGGTATCGGATAATACTGATAACCAGGAGTAGGAATGCGCGACACGATGGCGAACTTGCAGTCATGGCCTATCTTAGGTGCAGGATGTCTCTCGCCTGTATAGATGTCCGGCCCCTTGCCCATGCGTGCCAAGAGGTCGCCCAGCGGGTCGTTGATATCAAGCAGCGGGATGGCCTCTGCCTTGATGGGTGACAGCGACTTGCGGAAGTCGCCATAGAAGATATGCTCGATGAGACCGGTCTTCTCGTTGGGGCGCTCGAAACGGCAGTATGACACATCCTTGTGTCGCATCTGCAGTATCTTGGAGTGGTCACGTGAGAGGATAATGACGGTGACGTTCCAGAAGAAGAACTTCATGTCTGTGGCCTGCTCCATGAATATCTCATGCACGCTGTTGCGCAGACAGAAGTCACGTATCTCAGCATCATCGGTGTCCTTGCCTGTCGCACGATCAACGAAACGTACCCCCTGGCCATAACAGCACTGCACGTTGAATGCCTGCGCCCGTTGCGCAATCATATTCATACGCAGGAGACGCTGCAGCTCATAAGGCATGTCATTGTCATCGCCATAGTTGATATACATATAGTCTCGCTCATTGACGGTGATAGGCGAATAGATGGCATCACCCACTTCGCCTGATCCGAGGAAATGGGTGTCTCTGCCATACTGCTGCTCGATGGCAGCCTGGTTGGTGGTAGAACCTCCAACCGCAGTGGTCGGCATGAGCATATATCGCTCACTGTCACCATGCGCCCCGACCTGCTGCATGGAATATTTCTGTTTGCTCATAGATATACTGGTAAACCTAAAAATTCATAAATAAAAACGTCGGGCAGAGTATGCACCTCGCCTGTGGCTGGATGCATGAGGCGGTGGAAGCCTCCACGCCAGCTGCCACCCGACACGAGCCATCCGTCATAATTGACGGTTCTGCCGTCGGTGGTCCATGCCCGAAGCTTGATGGTGGCATGATCGTCCTTGGCCTTGTCCATCATCTTCAGAACCTCATTGATATGGAAAGCTGCTCTCTTCATCAGTTGAATGTGTTGTCGAATGTGTTGTCGAATATGCGGCCTGCACGGTGCATGTCCAGGACATTGTGCTGGCGCTGCGAGTAAGCATAGCTGAAGGTGAAGCGAGGAATGGTCTCGAGCAGGTTGTCATTGTCGCTCTTGGAGTCGGAAATGGTGACCTGCTTGCCGACGGCAGCCTCTCCACCATAGATATTGACGATATAGACCTCATCGGAACGGAAGAGGTCGTCAGCCCAGTTGGCCATGGCTGTTGTCAGCGGTCCTGTGTCTGCCTTGAAGATGCGCTTCTCTGTGATGCGGTAGTTGATGTTCTTGCCCCCGATGACTGCTGAGTCACGGGTGTATTCAGGAGCCACTTCATGTTTGCCTGTGCAGTAAATGAGTTCCTGGCACCCGAAGGAGTTGCTGAAGAGGAGTATCGGAGCGCAGTCGGGCTGTTCCTGGTCGATGATGAACGTCTGAAGGCGCTCCCCTGCCTTGACGTCAAAGTATGACAGCACCTTGTCTCTGACCGAGAACTTGGAAGGTGAGACGTCGATGGTGGTGTATTTGGCATTGCCACCCACCACCTCTGCTGTGAAGAGCTGCTTGGTGCCGTCAGTGAAGTATGCCGTGACGGAGGCAGTGTCGGTACCGAGATAATGCAGATATTCCAGTCTGCCAAGTGAGGTTGTCTTGGCATCCTGCAGCAAGGTGAGGAAATGCGTGTCCGTGAACTCCTGGCAGTCGATATCTGGAATGTCCACGGTGGCATAGAGGACACGGAGATTGATAGTCTTCTTGTCGCTCTGCGTCACCTCATCGGTCTCTACACCTGTAGAGACTTTCTGCTCCGTGATGGTGATGACAGAGTCAACGATGAGCTGCTGTCTGGCATAAGGCCGATAGATGTCTGTGAGGTCCGACAGCTGTATCTCTCCATCGGCAGGATAGAGAAACTCATCATAGACGGTGGAATCGCCTATTTTGATAGTGACGAGCACACGGCTCATAGATGTGAGGATGTCGAGGTCACGGATGTTCTCAAGGAAACATGTGCCCGACGGAGCTGATTTGATGGTCATATTATCTTTTTTGATGCAAAGATAATATGGAGGGTATGGACATAAAAATACGGAGAGCGACACTCACGCGCCACTCTCCGCTCATCATTCAAAAATTTTAAGTTGCCACAAAAGTAGCAAAAAAAATCAAAAATAAACGATTATTATGAGAAAATCATCAAATGTCCACCAATTTTTCCCAGATAGCCCATGCTATCGTGCCATCTGGCTGCGTTGCGACCACATATTCATGCTGCTGCATATATGTGACAATGTCGGAGAAGTCGATGACCACCATAGTAGCCAAGTCTGCGGCTATCTCCTCTGTCGTCTTGAAAGACTTCTTGTATGGTCGCCCATCCTCGTCCTTGGCAGGGAGTGATGAACGGAATTTGAAATAAGCGTCAAGCATTATTCTTGATTGTGAATTATTTGTCTCTGGCATAATTATACGAAATTAATGGTTTGTAACTCTTCTGCTGCCTCACCACATTGATGACGCAGCGCCACTCTCTCTGCTGCAAGGTCGTGGATCATCATCCAGTAATAGATGCATGATGCCCACCGACTATATTTGTCTCGCTGGCGTGAGATGCTGGTCAGCTCTCGCTCCAAGCGCTGCACGATGTTTCTCTGCGTGTCTCTCACTCTGTCGCGACGGCAAAGCTTCAACTCTATCACAGCCCGCTCCTTGAGCCCCCACAGGTCAACGAAATCACGGTCAAGCTCCCAGTATCTCTCCACAAGACGCAGATGAATGCGTCTGCGTCTTGCGTCGAGAGAAGCAACGGTGAGCTGCTTATTCTTCCTTATCGCCATCGTCGCCTCCTTTCTTGTCTTCTTTTGTCCAACCTGGGTGCAGGAGTCCTTTGACTGCTTCATCATCCGTAAACACCTCACGCGAATCTCTAAAGCGCTCGAAGATGTTGTGGCGCTCGATCTGGATTTTCTCATTCTCAGTGGCCCAGTAGTTCTTGGCTGAAGCCTTGGCTGCTGCGTATATGCGTCCTGAATTGTGACGGTCATTTTGCAGAGCGCTAATATAAATCTCGAATTTCTCTTTGGCTTCCTCATACGCTTTTCTTGCTTTATCGAGCTCTCTTTTTTCAAAATGTTCCAGTGAGAGCCACCCAGCCATGGCTTTATCGTATTTATCCTGTGCTTTGGCCATTCGCTGAGCGTATTCTAAGCGAAGATCATTCAGTTTTTTCGTGTTGGCAGCAAGAAGCTCATGAAACTTCTCGGTGATGAGGTTGTCGGTCTGTAACTCTATGTTTTTATTATTGTCTTTCATCTTTTGCTAAATTTTAATGTGATATATAACGAAAGCACTTGCTCACATATAATACTCCCTGTCGTATGCGATATGGTCAAGCACACGTTGCAGTCGGTCAAGTTGTGAACTATCAAGCACTCGTATGGCATTGATGGTTATTATCTGTGATGCTATTCTGCAATGCTCACAATTACGCTCCGACATTGTTCCATCACCATCTGCAAAAACCGAATGTAGATAGGCATTGACGGCTTCCGTCTGTTCATGGCTTGGGTATGCAGCAGGATAATGGTCGGAAATGTAGTCCACCATATTGCTGACAGCATTAGCCAACAGAGGTTCACGCTTCAGGAGTCGATTAACAAGCTCGTCTTTCGTCATTTTACTAAATTCTTTTTGTGTGATATATTATTTCTTGTCTTCCTCTACCGAGCGCCAGTATAGGGCGAAGGTGTTGCACTCCTCGAAGCAATCGGCATCGCTATCCTCAGTCCAGATAAAGGGGATGCCACCATCATAGCGCATTCCGTCTGCCAGCATTACGCTCTCGTGGCATACACCGGGCGTGCGGGGGTCGTGGAATCTCACCTTGGCTCCCTTCTTGAAGCCATCTGCCACCTTCAGGAACTCCTTCGACTTGTAGATATACATCGTGTTGTCGAATATCCAGTACAGAAGCAGCCCGCTATGCGTCATGTGGCATATTCGCTTGCTCAGTTCAAGACCTTCCTTGTAGGAGATGGATTCGCCATGCTCGGTACCGACCATCGTCAACGTGGTGTCGGGATAGAATATCTGATATTCTTTCAGGCGTTTCGCTACCATCTCTGATATTTCTTTCTTATTCATAGCTACATCACCTCCCCTCCGTATAAGTATCCGCTGACTGCCACGATAGCCATGAGCGCCACGATACCGAGCATGGCTATGACCACCTCGCCGTAGGTCACCTCCTCATCGCAGAGGATGCTGAAGGTCTCGCTCTTGGTCTTGCTGAGTCGCTTGAGCTCGCGCTTGGTTGCACACTTGAGGGTCTTGAGCCCCTCGTTCACTGGGATGCCTGCAGGCTTGGCCTGTATCGCATCCTGAATCAAAATAGAATTCTGCATATTGCATCATCTTGTAAGCATTAACAGCCGATTGTACAAAAGGGTGGCGGCTGCATTCCCCGTTGCTTACAAGATGATGGCTTATCCGAGAGGACAAATCAAATCTTACGGTTCATGCAGCCGCCATATAGAGTTTTCCTTTTTCCCCAGTTGGGAAAATATTTTTCTCCAGTTAGGGAAATGAATTCCCGAGGCATAAAAAAAGCCTGCGGCTGGAAGCCATAGGCGAAACGGTCGCCCTGCCGGATAGACTACTATCATCTTGTAAGCGTTGGCAAAGATAAGGAGAATATTTGGAACTGGCAAGAAAAAAGCGGGAAATTTTCTTTTCCCGCTCATTTTTTTAAAAAAAACTGATGTTAATTCTCAATTTATTCTTCAGGCTTAGTTATTATGCCCTCTCGAATTTCACTATCACTCTTAATGTTCTTTACAAGCACATAATGCAGGACTGCCTTGCCCACACCCTCTGTTATATAATATGTCTTGTCAAGTTTCCATCCTCTCTTAGCCATATAGTTAACGGCTGCCATGACTGTATTGAACTTGATCTGTTTGCCATCTTCGCCAAATAAACTCTCAAAGGAACCGCCTCCATCAGTGACAGCTCCCATATCAAGAATGACCTTAACCTTGCCGACACCCCAAAAGTTGTAAGCTTTGAGGTCGCAATAAACTGGATACTTGCCGTCCTCAGTAGGGACAACACTCTGCGCTTTAGCGCCAATGGTCATCAACGAAATGGCCATAATCATAAAAAACTTTTTCATTTTATTTCTGTTTAGAATCAATATCATCGGCAAGATAAGGAGAATATTTGGAACTGGCAAATATTTTTGGGAAAAAGTTGTGTTTTTGGTGGGAAAAGGTTAATTTTGCAGGTGAATTCATTAATATAATAAGGTATGGAAGAAAGAATCGAGCGACGCATCAAGCATCTTGAAAAAAGCAATACAAGACTATGGCAATGCCTCTGTATCCAAGGCATCACCATAGCAATCATCACAATATGTTCTCCCAAAGGAAGTATAATAAGCCTAATATTGCGGATATTAGGGTTATAAAGAAGCCATATTTAGTCCACTTGGCATTACTCCTCTGTAATGCCTTATCCTGCATTTCTTCCTCTCTTTTCTTTTCCTGAGCAGAAGAATTGCCCTCTATCGACCAATCCGAGCCAACATTCAGTCGCCTCTCATATTCCTGCAGATATCGCACCCCTTTGGGAGTTATCCGCCACATGCTGAAGGACTTCTCGATGTAGCACGCCTCGCTAAGTCCCTCAATGATAAACTTGAAATAGCAGTCATCCACGTCTGCTCGAATCATGCTATTTCTGAGTTCTATACTCGTATTATCACCTTTGACCAATTGGCGAAGCAGAAAGACTGCTCCAGCCTTGGTATCATCAATATTCAGAACATCCATCAGTTATTAGTAAAAGCCCCCGACACGGCTCAGTGTCGGGGGCAGAGTTGAGTTATTGAACATGTTAGCTATGCTAACTGCAATGCGCTGATGCGATTGCTTATTTCCTTGACTGCCTGATTAAAGATGCTCTTCTGCTCCTCGTTGAGTGTATAGACCTTTCCACGCACCTGATACCCATTGATACGTTGCAAAAGCCATGATGCACTCTTATTGAAATAGTTTTTGGCAATATAGGAGATAGGGAGCAGCTTATAAGCCTCTGCATCTATCTGGCTGCGCAGAGCTGTCACTTCGCTCTCCAAGCGAGTCACATTCTCATCCACGAATGGTTTAGCCACCTCAGCCACAGCATCCTTATCCATAGTTTCCAACTTAGCGATAATTTCATTTTTTCGCTCTTCGCTCTTTGCATCTGTATTACCTGCAAGAGTCTTGTATTCCTCCAATAATTTTTTAATATCTTCCATATCAATATATATTTTTTAATCCCCTCCCGAAGGAGGGGTAGTTTAACTTTACTTTTTTTTCATCAGTCTTGAGAGGTCGTCCAAGAGATAATCAAGTCTCTTTTCGATTTCCTTTTGTGAAAGACCGGTGAATTTCACAACTCGGAGAAAGTCTTTGATTTCCTTTTTCTTTCTCTCGATTTCTTTTTCTAAATCATCTTGCATAGCTTGAAAATTTAATTGATTAAACATGTTCCTTAACTCGATTACAAAGGTACATAATAATTTTAATATACGCAAATAATACATAATAAAAATGTTATGTTTAACGCATTTTTAACGTTTTGATACACTTTGCAATAGGCTTCAACGAAACGGTCGCCCTGCCGGATAGTCTACTATCGTCTATTTAGCGTTGGCAAACGATAAGGAGAAAAAGTGGAACTGGCAAGAAAAAAGCGGGAAAAGTTGTGTTTTTGGTGGGAAAAGGTTAATTTTGCAGTTGAATTCATTAATATAATAAGGTATGGAAGAAAAAGACACCTCTCTTGACATCGCCATCATGGTAGTTAACATCATTTGCGCCATCGTCTCGCTGGTGGCTATGGCATCAGCCTTGCTGCATTCAATATAGTGAGGATGATGGTGATAAACATCGAGACTATTGTAATTGCAGTACAGACGATATTGATATATAGTTTGTACTCTTTCAACTTGTCAATAAGGCCAAGGTGCTTCAAATATTTACCAAGCCCCATTTTTGCCGCCTTGCAGCCTTGACTGGTAAGCTGCACCCTCCAATCGTAATCTCCTGTATAAACTATCAAGCCATCAATCTCCAACATAGTCACCACATCATTGGCAACAACCCTGTCATCAGACAACTCATCAACATAGGCTAACATCGAATCTCTGGTCATTGAAGTCTCATTTGCCAAAAGTTGCTTAATTGTAGCATCAGCTACTCTCATCTGTCTGTCGGAGTAAACCATAAATAAAAAAATGACCTGTGCGTCGGGAGAGCAGTCCTTCAGCACAGGTCGGTCACAGCTGTATATCTTAAATTGCCACTCACAAGCCCTGCTCTGCCCGTGTCTGACTCATCTGTATTTCTATGGGCAAAGGTAGTATTATTTTCTGAAACGAGCAAATATTTTCCTAAGTTTTTAGGAAAATAATCCTAAAAAACAAAGAAAAGCCCCCGATGTAGCTCTCATCGGGGGCGGTGTGTTAAGACATAAGCCTATATGGTTAGGCTCAGCGAGCTAAATTTCTGTGACATATCCTGTAATGCATTTCTGAGGGTGACAAGCTCTTCATTGGTGAAAGCTGCCGTCTTGCCATTGATGGTGTCGCCATTCATCTTATGTGCGAGCCAAGAGCGAGACTTGCCAAAGTAAGCCTTGGCAATATATGCCATGGAAAGCATGCTTGTCACTTCTCCGAATTTCTCCGCCATGGTCAGTTCCTTGACTCTCTCCTCCGTCTTCTTAGCCATGTATCCCACAGCCACAGCGAAAGCTTTAGGGTCTGACTCCTTGAGTGCATCCATCTGACGGCGAACCTCAGCCTTGTCCTCTGCGGTCTTGGCAGCTCTGTTCTGTGCAGCAAGAGCCTTGACCTTATCAATCATTTCCTTGTATTCCATAATCTAATATTTTTAAGTGAAAGAGCGTCCCCAGAGGGGGACTTGCTCATTTTTGGTTTTTAATTTTGTTTTCTAACTCTGCGATTTCTTTTTCAGCTACCTTTCTGAAAGTACTGGGGAACTCTTTCCAATACTCAAGGTAGAAAAGCAAATCGTCTTCATTTTCTTGGAGTTCCTTTGATTTTCGTTTTACCATATTGTTTATATCTTAACACAATGCAAAGATAATAAACTTTTGTTGAATAGCCAAATATTTTGGTAATTATTTTCAACATCTGTTGATATTTTAACATTTGGGCATGAAAAAGCCCCCGATGCATCTCGCACCAGGGGCTCAAGAGTTCATTTAATTACTTTATGAAACACAACCAATTGTGGTTGTCGTTCTTTAAACATACTGTAGAACTGGCTTATCTATCAAGAGACCAGTGTCTATATCTCCTTTGATTTTGGCAATGCCTTGCCTTATTTTTTCCAAGCTCTTAGCCTGCGGCACCTTAATGCCTGCGGCGTACTGTCTGAGCAGTGAAGCGTTCATGCCAATATATTTGGCAAATGCAGAAATACTGAGGGGATAGTAATTGAAGAAAGCTCCGACATCAAAAACGAACCTAAACTCCAAGTCAGGAAATTCCCTGCCTTCCTCCTCAAAGAACTTTTTCTCCTCGTCCCTGCAAACATAGAAGTCGTCCATGGCAGCCTGCACCGTCTTACCATCGCCAATGATGCCAAAATTGAGGTCATCGGAATCCTTGCTCATAAAGCAGCTAAAGCCTCCCTTGCCCGACTCCACCACTACTGTAACTATTCTTGCCATACTATATGAAAATAATGTGTAAATCTAATCAAAAGTGTTCTTCTCGCACACCAAACTTTGATGGAAGAGAGACCTGGGCTAAAGCCCAAGTCTCTGATAGATAGATTTGAGAGTTCCTTTCGGAACCTCTTCAGTTCCATGCCGGGGAACGGCTGAGCATCGTCCATTAGCTGGATTTTGCCAAATGTCGTGTCGGCATCCATGACGAAGCAGAAGGCATCCCGCCTTTCTCAACTTCTTGTAAAGTTCATTGTACTTCATCACTCAGTATGTTTAAAGAACACTTTGTCCTTGTTGGACGATGCAAAAGTAACAATAAAGTTACAAACTACCAAACATTTCGGTAACTTTTTTGTTACGATAACTAAACTTTAACATTTCAGCCCCATCAGACGCGGTTTTTTCCTCTTTTCCACATCATTCTCGGATGATGTCAAGAAATCAGAATACCTCTTTTACCCCGAAATGCAATGGAGGGGTTTCCGCGAAAATGGCTCGTTTCTTGTGGCAATTTACTTGGAAATTGTCATAAGCAGCCATTTTCGCGGGGCAATCGGATGCATCCGATTGGAAATTTGTGCTGTTTTGCACAAATTTTCCACGGTCATTTTTGCCAACCAACTGAAAAACAACGTTTTATCAAAAGTTGGTGCAAAAATGCGTGCCCGTAGCTTTAATGCTACCCCACACCGCCCTACGCTGGCTGGCAATTGCCACGGCTCGCCATAGCGGAATATGTACGAGTTTTTTACGTGGCAATTGCCTATCGTTCTACAACTTGCCGTTGTCGTGATAGCTATAGTATGCTCCATCGGTTACAATGATATGGTCCATAAAGAAGAGGCGCATGACCTCGCAAGCCTTCTTCACATTGAGTGTGAGCACGTCATCTTGTCTGCTTGGTTTGGTGTTGCCACTTGGGTGGTTGTTTGCGAGTGCCACGATAGTGGCATTACATTGCACGGCTTCTTTGATTATCAGCCTCACGTCTACGGCTGTTTCAGTAAGACCGCCCTCGCTGAGTTTCACGTGCTTGAGCATTTTAAAGTTTTGGTTCATTAGAATGACGTGCGCCTGTTCCACCTGCAAATCGCCTATCATCGGTTGCAGATAGTTATATATTGCCAGACTGCTGCCCATGTCAGGGCGTGTGCTTCCCTTCTCCATCGTCTTGCGCTTGGCAAGTTCAAGCGCTGCGAGTATGGCAAGTGCCTTGCAATCGCCCACCCCTTGCACCACTTGCAAATCGTACATGGACAGCCTTGCCAATTTAGAAAGCGAGTTGTCCACCATGTTCATCAGCTGGCGTGCTTGTCGCATGCTCTCAGCTGTGCCCGCTCCTCTGTTTATTACCATGGATAATAGTTCTGTATTACTGAGATTGTCAAAGCCATAGTTCATTGCCTTGTACTCGGGTCTCTCGTCTGCTAACATTGTGTTGTAACTTCTCATTGTCTTTATGCTATTTTTCTGTTTGACTTGTTTATCTGAACACCTTGTGGGAAACATCTCTTTGAGCGTGCTACGCTATCGTAAAATCCTTCTGCCATCTCTTGCAAGCAACCACGCATTGAGATTGGGTCGTGGTGTATTGTGCGACCTAAGAAGATTTCTTCCTCAACGTAAGCGCCTGCGGCTTCGATTATCTCTTTAAACTCCTCGATGGTCTTGCCACTTGTCAAAATGTCATCGAAAAGAATGACGTTCTTGCCTTTGAAAAAGTCAGCGTCCACGCAAACTTTGAAAACATCCTCATTCACGAAATGGCTTCCTCCGTTGTGCAAAGGCTTGCGCTCCCCGAAAATATGTATGTGCTCATTTGCGGTTTTGACGTTCATTGCCTTCAACATTGCAGCAACATAGCCAAAACGCTTATTATATTTGGCTTGGCTTGAGCATGGAGCAAAAACCACCACGAAATCGCTCAACAAATTGCCATATCTCTGTGAAAGATACTTCATCAACAACTCGCCACAATAGCGTGAGGCTGCCTTGTTGCCTGCCTTGAAATCATAAACAAACTGATTGTTTGCTCTCTGCTGCGCTTTGTCTGTGCAAAGGTTCATGTACGAATTTGGTACGTACTCGATAAAATAGCTTTGTCTCATTGTCTTAAATTTTTGAATGATTAAACGTATTCTGGTAATGTTCGGGAGTCCAGAGATTTTTTCCAACTCCAGCTGTGGAGTATTTTTTTTAAATTGCATTCCGTTCAAAGCCCGGTGTGCCCTTTCGATTTTTCCTGTGCTTCCACACTGCGTTGGCAGAGGCAAACAGACGTTGGGTTCTGTAGTAACAAAAGGTAAAAAATAGTGCAGCGTGAAGTTTTTTTGGCTTTTGTTAGTCCAGGTTCATGCGGCAGTTTGAATCGCCAAAAGCTAACTTTGCACAGAAAATTTCGAATGGGGACACATGACGGGCTGAAGGGATGCAAATCAAAAAAAGTACGGAACAGCGAATAAGACAATCCATCGACCCTTCAGGGCGATACCTCTTCTGCAGCAAGAAAGCAAAAAAGGCCGCTACTCTCTCGAGCAACAGCCTTCAATCAAAAATAAATTAAAAACCAATAACTAAAAACCTATAAACAATAAAAAATGAGTAATCAACCTCTATAGCATGACAGCCCACCCATATAGATGGCTGTCTGTGGGAACTTCTCTGCCCCAATGCACACCGTATCGAAAGCATCAGAGAAGTCGGTGCGGTTCTGCAGCTGATCTTCATCAGTCTCGATGAGCTTCTCACCTCTCTTGTCCTTGCCATTGTTGTAGACTCCGGCACTCTCAATAGAGATGATGAGGTCCTCATTGTTGTCCTGGTTAATCAGGACCATGTGCTGAGCATGTCCCTTGAACATACGATTGATGAGCAGCTGCTTCTCGAGATGGTTCATCGGCTTGCCGATATAAATCTCTGACACCAGCCATCCATTGCGACGAAGGACTCCGGCAATGATCTGGTAGAATTTCTCGTTGTGCGTAGCGTAGTCATTGCCCACGAAAGTGGCATCATAATAGAATATGACTCGCTTGTCCTTGAGATATCTATAGTAATCACAGAAGTCCTGAGCCAGTTCCGGAAGTTTGCGCTCGTACTTCACGTAGAATGAGTTGACGATGCGCAGCTTCGTGTCAGACCCCACCTGCCCGACAACGAGACAGTTGATGTTGGCGTTGGCATCAGAGCCGATGATCAGCGGCAAACCGTCCTCTATATCAGAATCCATGCGGCAGTCCTGCTGGTCATGATGCGGGTTGAAGGAATACTGCAGGTCATCGAGAAAGGTGACGTTGGGAGCGGTATAGAAATTCCGATCCTCGTCAAGACCGCTATAGAAGCCATCCTGTGCAATGCCCACGTGCTGACACATGATGCTTGTCAGGAAGGTCATCTTGGGGAGGTCTCGCTTCATCTGTCTGATGAAGTCCTCCCCGAGGACTGCCAGGTTCTGGATGCTGGAGCATCTGGAATAAACGAGGCAGTAGGAACGCAGAGAGTGCAGAATCTTCTCGTATTTCTGCACCTGCGACATATAATAGTCGTAACGCTCTGGGTGCGCTGCCAACTTATTACGTATGCTATGGAGCTGCACGACGACAGACTCGAGCGTCGCGACCAGCTCCTTATCCTGTTTTTTCTCCCACTGCATGAACCAGGAGCCTTTTTTGGTTGCAGAGGTATCTGAAGTAATCGTAAGACCATGGTGCAAGCAGCAGTCACCGAAAAGTTGCTTGTTACCACGGTTGGCCGGGAGCGTCTCATTGTTGAGCTGCTCCCAATCAATGAACTTTGCCTCGTCTATAAAGACGTGGTCAAGTGAGAGTGAGTTAGATGTACCACAGCGGTCCTGCGAGATGATATTGAGATAAGCTCCGTTGTAAAATGCGACGGTATTCTCCCAGTTCATCGGCTGGAAGTGTGGATCCTTCCAGTGCAAAGCCTTCCATGGTTTCTTGCCCACGATGTAGTGCACGTCTCGTTTGTAGCCCCACTCCTCGAGGTGAACAAGTGCTGAAGGAAGGATGTTGGTCTGGCATCTTTTGACAGAAGGTGCCACCATGGCCAGACAGGAACCTGGCATGTGCTGGACCGCATAAAGTATGCGACCAGCTTCGACCACACCCTTACCAGTTCCTCGCCCCCACTCGCAGACCAGGTCATGAGGCATGAGCTGCAAGACTCTGGACTGCACATCATTGAAGAATAGTTTTTTAGGCTGACCCGTCATTTGGCAACTCCTCAAAATCAGCGTCCTCTATGTCAGGCATAGAGTATCGCTTCTCCATTTTCTTGATTTTCGCACGAAGATTTGGAATCTTCTGCAAACCGATGACTGTAGGATCATCTGTCATGATGAACTCAACAGGCACAATCTTGTCGAAAGCAAGATCAGGCTCATCAGGTGAGTCGGTACGGTTGTTCTTGATGCGGTTTTTCTGCATCGAGGCGAGAGCCCGGAAGTCACCTGCAGCCTTGGCTGCCTTGCGATCCTCATCTATCTCCTGGTTGACCTTCCACCGCCAGAACTCCTTGGATGCAGCATTGAGGTTGCCGAGCATGAGCTGGCAGAGATGAATATCATCGTATGCCTGACTCTCGCTGATGCCGAACATCGCTTTGTCCTGCTCCACCATTTCCCTCACTGAGTAGCGAGGATATCTAAGCCAGAAGGCGTAGCAGCCTCTCAGGCGCTCAACCCTGGCCTTGACAACAGCAGAGAGATGCAGGTCTTGAAGCTCATCCTCATTGAGAGGCATGTACTTCATGTAGTCATCGACATTGACTGGTAGACTCATATTCAACCAAGATTGGCAATGATCTGTGAGAGTTCCGACATGACAGCATGGTATGCACCAGGAGAACCGACCTTGGCGAGAGCGATATTGGATGTGCGCAACTCATTGGCGGTCTCTGCCAGTCCAAGCAGGTATTGCTTGCGATAAGGTGAGCGAGGCTCCAGCAGCTCAAGCTTCAGAGCTGACGACTCGTCATCAGACAAATCAATCATGATAGGCACCTGCTCGACAGGTGTCAACGCCTTGCCGAGGTCATAAACACTCTGAAGGAGCAGTTTGTTCTCCTCGAGATAAGGGTATTGTAGTCGTATCATCTAACAAATCATTAAGCATATAATGTACATCGAGATAAACATCTCTATCCGTAGTGAGGAATGTGCATTCCGCACGGTCACCATAAGTCTGGTTCTGAGATGTAATCACAGTAACTAACCACTTGTCGTTAGCGACGAGGATGATTTTGGAGTGATTAAGCGTCAGCTTCACCTCATCAAAAGCCTCCGTCATCAGCCGACTCAGTTTGAGTGTCTTGGCTGAAGCCTTGACATCAGCCACTAACGTTGAGTGCTGAATCAGCCCCCGGTTGCGTAGATTGAGCACTCCGCAGAGGAATGCATCAGATGTGGAGAAGGTGGTGACAGCGACTTGCGCTGCACCTGTCTGCTCCAATATCCAGCCCAACAAGCCGAGGGTGTGAAGCCCTTGGCCAAGAAAGACCTGAGAACTACTCTGCAGTAGCGGTTTCAGCGCCTGCTGAATCTGCTTGGCTCTCATCCGGCTTCACCTCCTCTTCGGGAATCACGATGCCAGCCTCCTTGATTTTGGCAAGAGTTTCTGGCTTGATGTCTGCCTTTGCATCGAGCAGGGTGTTCACACGCTTCTCGATGTTGGCCTGCAGCTTCTCAGCCTGCTGCTCCTTGCCATCAGCCTTCAGCTGAATCAACTTATCAAGGTTCTTGGCGATGTAAGAACGCGCATTGCCGATGGCATTGGCAGAGACTACCGTTTCTGTCTTTGCCTCGGCAGTAATCTCCTCTGTGCCAGGAACAGCATGGTCATACGCCTCCATACCCAGTTTGTAGGCATAGTATTCAGTCTTGAGAATGAGGAGCATCTTCTGGAACTCGTCGTTGGCTGCATTCAATCCCTCGAAGCGGTCACAAGACAACTGATAAGACTTGCATGCTTCGAAGAGTTCCTTGATGCGCTTCCAGCGACTGCAGTTGGCCTCCCAGATTTCCTTGATTTCATCGGGAAGCTGGTCATGATCTGCACGTTTGCCTTTGGCGATGATGGCAGAAGCATCGATGGAATCGGTGTTTTCTGCTTCAACAAAAGGCAGATGAGGTGCGACTTCAGCTGCGAGCTTGTCAGCATCAGCGGTGGAATCGACCGCTTTCTGCAGTAAAGGTGTAACCTCAACGTCAAACTTGTGCACTTCGTCAAGAGTCATGCCCTTTGTGCGATAGCCATAATGCTTCTGCAGCTCATAGATAAGATGGTCAAGCATCTTCTGAGGTCTCAGCAGAATCTGCTGATAGAGATGACGGTTGTTATTGATCTGAAGGAGCATCAAGGCGCCCTCTCGGATATTATCGTCAGTATGTTCGCTATCGAACCACTGCTTGATTTTCTGTGTGAAATTTACATCATTCATAATTATAAACTTAAAAAGCGAGGCGAGCCATCGTCAGCATCGCCTCGCCAGGAACATGGTTAAAAAACTATATGGTAATGAACTCTACACATCACCTGCTTGCGCCGTCTTCAACTCACCAGTCTCGCCAGAAAAGGTGCCTTCAGATGTAGGAATGTCACCAAAGTAGAATGGTGGCAATGTCTCGCAGCCGACAGACAACTCAACAGTTGTGTTGGTTTCGTCTGTGACAGACGAACCTGAAGACTGCGCAGGTGAGACAGAACACTCGAAGTTGTCATCACCGAACTGACGGCATTTGCCGTTGCGCTGAGGAATCAGAGCAATGACATCCTCGTTGAGGAGCATTGATGCGAGCGCAGACTGCTCCTCCTCTGTGCCAGGGAATGTGAGTGCGAGCTTGTTGAGCATGGTCTTAGAACCATTCTCGCCCTGTGCCTCTGATGAGAAGTTGGACTTGTCTGTTGCCAAGTAGGCAATAATAAACTTCTTGTCAGCAGCCATCGTGTGAGACTCCTTGATAACAAGGTAGTCCTTCATGGATGCTGCCTTCTCAAGCTGCGGTTTAGCCAGCTGAGTGATCCATCGACGTGGTGCAAGATAGACCTTGCGACCTGTGCCAGGGAGTCGCTTTGCTCCAGGACACTTCAGGAGATCCTCGTAGAGGTCAGCTGACTCTGTGCATGATTTTTTTTGCTGATCTGCCATATTATATATAATAATGTATTATCGTATGATGAGACTCCTATACTGCTGTAGGAATCTCATCGTAACCGAACAAGATGCGCTCCTTGCTGATAGACTCTAACTGGGTACCGAAGTACATGGTAGCTACGAAGTCAATCAAGAAGTGAGATGTCAGTGACTTCTCGAACTCGAACTTACAGTTGGTGCCTTCAGTCGCCAGTCCAATGAGCATGTTGCTGCCTGGAGTGATGATCTTGAAGCCAACAGGAATGTTGTCAAGGCCAATGAGTGTACAGTTGTTGCAACCGTCGAGCTTCGACTTGCCGAACTCTTTGTTGTAGTTGACACTACCATAGACGCTGCGGTATGCACGATCGTAGCGCATCAACTCAGAGCTGTTCAGGAACATGAATGTCTTGGTGTTCTTGAGCTTCTGGTCTGCAGCATCGTAGAATGCCTCCAATGCATCAACAGCATTGACATTTGTGATGGCCTCAGTTTTGAAGAGGTTGCCCTTCTCTGTAGAGACACTCTTGTTTTTGATCTCCTGATCCGCGATAGTCTTGAAGCCATCGTAGAGATCTACGGTATTCTTACCCCCAGGGTTTCGCTTAGCTGTAAAAAGCGTATTGAAGAAACTCTCACCTACCTTGGCAAAGAGGTAAGCTCCAACGAGCTTGGTGATAGGCTGGTTTTTGAGAGCATCGCCCTGGAAAACGTTAGAGCCATAGATTGACTCACGAACCGCATTAGGCTCAAATGGCTTAACGCCAGAACCCAAGTATGTCTCCAGTGTACGACCGGTGATAGTCACGCCATTCTCATCTACACGAGTAAGAGAGTATGGACCAATCTGCATGTCTCCATTCAACTCACCAACGGTCTCCTTGCCACGAACACCGAGACGACGGCTCATGTATTTGGCAACCTCGTCCAAAGCTCGCGTTGGCATCTGTATCAAGTCCTTGCGATACTTGGCATAGCTTGTGTTGAGTGAATCTGGAGTAATCTGAATTGTGCTTCCTTCAGTAACAGCCATTTTAGTTAATCTGTTTCATTGCTTGGTACAACTGATCAGCATCAATATCCTGCACACCCTCATCCAGATGCTCCTCTGTCTTGGCTCCTGGAGCCTTCTTGAGGTCGGATATTTCCTGATCCTTTGCTTTGATGTCCTTGTCTTTTGCAGCCAATTTGGTTTCAAGATCCTTGACCTTGTCGTTAGCAGCAGTGAGATCAGCTGCCGTATCGGTCAGTTTTTTCTCTTTTTCGGCAATGGCATCCTCGATTTTCTGCATCTCTGCATCGGTGAGTGTAATCTTCTCATCGGTCACATCGAAATCATCCTTGCGTTCAAGGATGTTCTGAAGGTTGAGGAATTTCTTCTTCATTTCATTTAATTTAGAGTTATTATTGAAAAACTCCTTGACACCTTCGATTACTTGTGTCATGAAGTTCTTTGATGGTTTCTCAACCGTTTCGCCCTTGATTGGCGGGAGGCCCAAATTCTGACAATAAGAATTGGTGAATCTCTTGGCAAGATTGGTTTGTCTCTTGCTGTCCTCCTCATCCAAATCTCTTATCTCGTCAATAAGCCCCATCTCCAGAGCCATCTCTGGTGTCATCCAGCTGCCTTTGTTCATCTGCGTCACGATTTCTTCAGATGTCTTGCCGCATCGCTGAGCATAGACAGATGCAATGACCTTGTCTATTGTGTCAAGGTCATCACGCTGCTTCTGGAATTTTGCAATCAGCTGGTCAAGTTTTTCCTTGTTAGCAGACTCCCAAACAGTGACTCCTGTTGATGCATTATGAATAAGCATGGTGCTGCCTACACTCATGGTAACGTGCTTGGCACCCATGCAGAGGACGGTTGCAATAGAAGCGGTCATGCCCAACACATGGACGTTGACATTGCCATGATCCTTGATAAGTTGATAGATGGTAAGACCTTCATCAACGAATCCACCCGGTGACGAGACAGCAATATTTACCTCCTCATCGGAATGTGCGTCAAGGTAATTCTTGACATCCTTGGAGCGTGTGCCGTAGGTTCCAGTCCACCAATCATAACCTACACCTATGGTACCACAAATCATCATACCGTATTTCATGCGCTAATCTTTTTTGATGCAAAGATAAGCATGGCAATTGCCTAAATAAAATACGTAGAATCACTCTATTCGCGGTGCCTTGCGGTATGCCTGCCACTGAACTGTGACTTCGTTGAGTGTGCTTGACGAATAAGAATCAGGATGCACTTCAGAGACATTAATTGTCGGATAAGGTCTTGTTGAAGAACCGATGAGGTATCTTCGACCATCCAAATCTTCAAGCAGATATGCATATTTGGCTGCAGTATTGATGTCCACCTCACATGTACGATATATAAGTTTATGCGTATATATCCGCACTTTATCGTCATATTTGTCGGTAATTTCCAACTTAGCTGGGCGCTGGAACGTAACACTCTCCCACTCCAGGTTTGTCGGCAGAGCAAATGTCTTATGTCCAAGAAGTGAATCAAACGGCAACTTGGACGTCAGAATCCTCTGAATTTTAGTGATGTGATTAAGATATCTCATAATGTTAAATATTTCATGTTTGTTCGCAACTGTTCGCAGTTGTTCGCAGCTGTTCAAAAACAGGGTATATAGTAGATGACTTTATGACGTTAATTTATGTTATTACGGCATCTTTTATTATTAAAGAGGTTGACCCCTTGTTTCTGGTATGCCTTTCGCATACGATACCATTTCATGCGAATGGTCTCTGCATAGTCTATGTCTATGCCTTTGTTTTGGCACCAAGCTCGGAAGGCGGACATCTTCTTGCAGGTAATATCGCTGAGGTCTCCGAGGTCGCTCCACATGTTGATGCGGAACAGGTCATCAAGGCTCTCCAGCAATGCCTGCTTGCCGAAGCTGGTCAAATAATTGTATGTCTCCGGACTCTTGTATTTGGAGGCAGGAATGCAAATGGCCACGGATTTCTCTGTAGGTTGTTCGGGCACATTATTGCAAGGGCGCTTTGTGGTCAGTCTGCGTATGACAGCATTCTCATTGCTTGAGGCAGGGAAAACCACAGGGTCGCCAAAGGAATTGGTAAGCCATTGTTTCATGTACGGCTCGACTTCGAGGTAGATAACGAATTTGCTCATGAAATATATATTAAATAATCCTTGCAAATTTATGAAATAAAATCGAGAAAACACCGCACTTGCGGTATTTTTTTATCAAAAAGTCCCTGATTTTTCCTAAGTTTTTAGGAAAAAACATCATAAAATATTTGGGACACCTAAAAATGCCCGTTTCAGTTGTGGCATTTGTGGCATTTTTTATAAGTATCTGATTATCAGATATTACCTTATTTATATAAATGCCACATTATATAAATAAAATGCCACAATGCCACAACTCCCTTTGGACTGCCCAATACGTTGCCACAAAATGCCACATAAATGCCACAATGCCACAGCCCTCTAAACCGCTGAAAATCAACGATGCCACAAATGCCACAAATGCCACAACGAAAAAGGGGTTCGTATGTATGCAAGAAAATGTTGTCATAAGAAATCGAGTAGGAGGAAAACGATGTAGTTTTTCTCCTACTTTCGTTTTCCGACCTCTCACACCACCGTACATGCGGTT